CTTTTAAATTAGTTGGCCAAATAACTGCCTCATGTCCTTTTTGTATGGCACGAGACATACGATCTACAATTTCTTTGTTCCTTTTTTCATTGTCAAAAACAAAGACAACATCTTTATCATCAAGCAAGTTCCAATCAATGTCAGCACCTGCCATAGCAATAGCGTTATCTATAAACAGACTATCAAACGGTCCTTCCGTTACATAAACTGTTTTGTTAAAGTCAACTGTATTAAGTCCAAATACTTTAGATCTATCTTCGTCAAGCATGATAGTTATGTATCTCATTCTATCATTCAAACCATAAGATCTACCTTGAAATCCAAACCATTCTCCTTGTTCATCGATGAAGGGTAGAATAATTCTAGGGTGATCTTTCTTGACATTTTCAAATGTAGGTTTTTGTTTATTCACCCACGTACAAAACTCTTCAGCATGATAAAGACTAGAGAAACATTCCTCAGGTATTTTTCTACTTTGGAGATATTTTATTGCAGGGTGCTTTCTATTTAGAGATGCAATATTTTCCAACTCTAAATTTTTTTTGAACTTAGGTTTTTCTGTTTTGAAAACTGGATCAGCAACATTTCTACCCTTACCAGTAAGACCTGATTTGTATCTTTCCATGACATATTCGTCATAGATATCACTACAATGGTCTTTCAAAAAGTTACCAAAAGATCTACCTACACCACAGTTGTGGCACTTATAAACTAAACCACTTTTCTTTGTGAAGAAATAACCTCTAGATTTGTTTTTGTGCTTCTGTGAATCTCCACAGTAAGGACACCTAAAATTGTACACGCCATCTCGTACCTGCTTAAACTTATCAAGTCTTGCAGATATTAAATTGACGTAGAATTTGTCAATCACTCAAAGGTTTAGATTATTGCCTTTCTATAATACTACTTTGTGAGTTACCTGTCAACATAGGTCCCACTACTTTTTGTCCGACTGGAGACACGAGGAAAGAAATAATAGAAAGAGCACCAAATATGCTCCACATTTTCTTTTCCATGAGTCTGAGACGGTCATCGACTTTACGGATGTCTCTCTCACATCCTTTCTTAATCGCGTTCGTTTCTCTATTAACATCTGCGTGTAACCTATCTATTTTCTCAAACAATACCTCATCAATTTTATCCTGTTTATCTAACTTCTCATTGTGTACAGCAAGAATTTGACCCATCTTTACAGAGTTTTCCTGTAGGGTCTCTACAACTCGTTCGAGTCTTTCTATTATTGCTGAATTGATGTCAGACATTATCTTGTCGCGTCTTGTTCTACCCCTGTTCTTGCTTGCTTCTTCAACTGTTGTGTTTTTAATTGTAATTGTTTTTGAAGTTCTTGCTTCTTAAGCATAACCTTCTTTTTCATATTCTGAATCTTTTGTTGATTCATTTGATTCTTCATCTGCTGATCATTAGCAGACTCAGTTTGAATATTTTTCATATGTTTCATACGTTTATCCATAAAGAATTTAGCAGCACCGCCAGGCATAATTCTCTCAATATTAATACCAGACCTATACTTAGGCATGATTGCCATTCTTAGTTTCATCCTAAGTTCAGCAGGACTATTGGCATAAACTATAGTCTCACCTACTTCTGGAACATTAATTTTATATTGAAATAACTTTGAAGGTTTCTGACTATCACGAGGACAGGTTGTTGTCTCTTTCAGTGCCTTCTTTTTCTTTTTGATCTTACCCCTAAACTGTATAACAGGATCTAAACCTGCAACAGGACCTTTGGCATTAGCACTACTGCTAAAACCTCCTGTACCTGCACTCATTGTTGGGGCTTCTTCATTCATTAGATCTTGTTTAACTCCTCTTCTAGATCAGGATCAACTTCCAAATCTGGAAGCATCCCTACTGGATATTTATTCAAATAGATGAGTATAGTTTTTAGTATACTCCAATACTCCCTCTCTAATTTATAGAATAAGAGTGGAGTCGCAGCTTCACCAAAAACATTATAAAGGATGATAAGATGATTAATAACAAGATGGATCCTTAAAGGTCCTCTTCGCACATAACGCTTCAAGAGTCTTTTAAGATACTTGAAGCGTTTTATGTCCTCATCAAAATCCTCTCTAGTCACACAGTGAGGATTTTCATAATGCTTAATGGCGAAAAGAATGTACGTATCGTCATTCAGTTCGTCAAACTTCATTTATTATGTTGTAGTAATTGTCTTGGTAGAACCAGAACCACCTGCACCGATAGTATCGCCTAATACGAATACTTTGTCAGATGCTGTTGAAGTACCTGCGTCAACAATAGTTCCAGAAATTGTTTGAGCACCAATAGTATGTACCTTACTTGCAGCAGCACATGTGAACGTAAATTCAACACGGTTGACTCCTGTTTGTGCAGCAGCAGTTGCAGTAATAGATGCACTGTCTGTAGTGTTAGTAACTACAAGAGTAGCACCATTAGTTACATCAACAAGTTCGTTGTAGATAACAACAACTGTTCCTGTTGCAGCAGCAGCGTAAGTTGACTCCTCAAAGAACACAGCAGTAATATCAGCGTTACCAAGAGTGTTAGTTCCTCTTCCACCTGCACCAACTAAACCATCAACTGAGACTAAAATTTCATCCCAATATGCTGTTTTAGCAGTATTTTTATAGTGACGAAGAACCCATCCGTCTGCTGTTGCGAAGATATTTTGAGGATCAACCCCACTACCTCTTACCGCCCACTTCGGTTTTGATTCATCTGCGTCGGTAACACCATAAAGTGCCATGTTTATGCTCCTAAGATCTTAAAATTCCTAGTATTATTTATAAGAAAAAGGGTCTCTAAGACCCCTTTAAAATCGCCTGTAAGCGTTATTCTTTGGTAGCAAGTGCTTCTTTCACTTTTTCAAATAAAGCGTCGTCAGCAGTCGTCTTGGTTAGTTTCACTGCCTTGCCGATAATTAATAGGCAAATTTCAATAAGTTTTTCTCCGAGTTCTGCATCATCAGGAATTTTTTTGACAGCAGAATCGATTACTTTGTATGCCAATGGCATCAAGAATTTTCCAATCATGATTCTAAATTAAGGTCTAAGATATATAGGCTCTTAATCGTATTTCTTTTTACCGTCCTTCATGTAACCCGAACCCTTCTTATCATAGAAGCGTACACCTTTTTCTTTAGTTGTTTTATACAACTTATCCTTTGCTGCTTTACCCTTATTCATTACGTCCTTAAACTTTTTTCCTTTCGCCATCTTATGCCTTTGTTGAGCTTTGGCAATAAGTTCATTCTTTAGTTCGGTAGTCTCGTCTATCATGTTCCTAGACCTCTACCTTTGTCATAGTTATCTTTACCACCATAACGTGCCATGGTGTTTGCATAGTCTTGAGTAGACTTGAATCCTCTCTTCTTAGCATCAGCAGCAGTTTGTTTCTTTTGATCTGCTGCTTTCTTATACTTACCAGTTCCTACTGTGGACTTCTCACCTTTTACTTTCTTAGACTGTCTACTGCCACCAGACATTATTGCACCTTTACCATACTTTGCAGTGATTTGTTTCTTCACAAAATCTAATGCAGTATCTTTCTGCTTGGGTGCAGTTGGTTTTTTAGTTCCACCTTTGACATAACCCATCTCTTTCTTTTGACGGGTTACTTCACTTAGGTCACTAAATCTAGCAAGGGAAGTTTTGGTTTCTGTGATGCTTTGATCGCTTTTTTCTGAAACTTCTTCCTGACTACCATAAATGTTCTGAGTGTTGTTCTTTATATATGCTTCTTCTTTCTTTATGTTACGCATCAATTCGTTCTTTTTCATCATAGGTTTAACAGTGGTTTTCATCACAGGTTTAACACTACCACAACACATCTCACTAAACGACTTAAGTTTAGGTTCTACTTCTTCTCTCTCCATGTGTTTGGTTACATAATACCCACCAACAGCACCGTACTTTCCTTGTCTTCTAAGGTCATTTCTTTCTTTTCTTCTTTTTGCTGCTGCTCTTTCTTTTGCTGCTTCTTTATTTTGTGCCTTAAACCGTGCCTTTTGCTGTGCTCGTTTTTCTGCATCCTTGTCTAAGTAGTAAGACTTCTCTGATCCTTCAGTTACTTGAACTTCTTCATTCTTAGGACGACAATCATTGACAAGTTTACCACCCTTCATCTTCATGCCTACTTTCTTATGTGTCTTCCAACACTCTACAAAACGTTTGAATGACTCATGCTTAAACGTCATACCCTTGGTTGCTTTATCCTTAAGTGCTTGACGCTTCTTAGGATCCATATTCTTTTCATAGTCTGCTAACTTCTTAGCATAGTCTTTGTTATCCATCTTCTTGATAAGTGCTCTGTCTTTCTTATCAGGTCCTGTGTATGCTGCTTCTTTCATTGCTTTATGCTTCTTCATTCTCTCATCATGTGCCTTCCTTCTCTCCTCAGGAGGTGCAGCATTACCACCATATCCTACTGCTCTTTTATTTCTGATAGACATCTTACCATAGTTTGATGCACCTGCTTCATACTTTGCTTCATCAACAAACTTGACAGGCATTGAGACAGTACCTTTACCTGGCACATACTTTGTAGTCCTAGGGTTCTTAGGATCATCACTCTTGAAATCTTTATGAAGTTTATTATATGCCTTTTTGGTCATTTTAATTTCTTCATTTGCTACATCAGGTCCGTCATGCACATCTTCACTTCTTCTTTTCTTTTCGCACTTTGGACAATCACAATCTTCACCGTGATTTTTTTCTGATACTACTTTTTTTGCCTTCTTAACTTTACCACCCTTCGCATAAGAGTGCATAGTAATAGGCATACCACTTTCAGCAGTAGCTCTGAAACCACCCTCCATCACGTCACTCATCTTAGGATTGAGTTTGACTTTGGTTTTCTTTTCAGTAAGTGCGTTAAAAGATAACATTATTTGTTCTTAGCGTTAGAATGATGTGATGGATCACCAAATGCAGGATTGTTCCTATACTCTGGTCTCTGTTTCTTCTTTTCTGCTTCCAACTTCTTTGCCTTATTATCTAAGTATGCTTTCATAGCACCACCTGCTTTACCAGATCCTTTGGTAATACCATATGCACTACCTTCCTGAGCAAGGTCTTCCTTCACACCCATCTTTCCACCAGGAACTCTCTTCTTTCCGAAGTGTTTTTCAATGTTGTCTTCTACCTTT